GTAATCCTACTACTATTCCAACTATTCAACCAACAAGTAATCCTACTACTATTCCTGTAAGTATTCCAACAAGTAATCCTAGCAGTATTCCGACTATTCTACCAACAAGTAATCCTACTACTATTCCAGTAAGTATTCCAACTAAATATCCTACTATTTTACCAACAAGTAATCCTACAAGCCAACCAACTAATGATCCAAGTAAAATACCTACATCAAACCCTAGTAATAAACCTAGTGAAACACCTACACTACAACCAATTAGTAATCCAAGTAAAATACCTACATCACAACCAACAATTATGCCAACTATTTATTCTAGTGAGTCACCAACTAATATAGAAATAATAAAGGACATCGATTTAACTACGTTATATGCATGGATAAGTATATTTTTTGTACTATTATGTTTGGTTTTAATTAAGTATTATAGAAAATATAAAAGTATTAAATCTAATAATAATTTTCAAAAGATAGTGCCTATTGAATCAAGCATACACCAGATAATAGACAATTATAAAGATAGAAATTTAGATCAGGATATATATGATATTAGCAGTGAAAGTGATAGTAGTAGTGAAAGTGATAGTAGTAGTGAAAGTAGCAACTATAGCTATAATATTAGTCTTACTAGTAGTAATAGTAGTAATGATATAGAACAAGGTAGTATAAAACCATTTACTTCATTAAATAATAAATTATCAAAAGTAGTTCCAGTTGAATTTAATAATAAAGAACCTTTTAAAAATTTTGATAAAGAAAATATGAAAAAATTAAAGAAAAATTTGGAAATTTTAAAAGATCTTGAAAATAAATTAGTGCATGCTAGTCAATTAGATAATAAAGATACACAAAACATAATGAAATTGACTAATTTAAGTGAATCAGATTTATTAGATGCCTATTTACATTAATAATAGGTATCTATAAAATAACAAATAAACATGATATTAATAGCATAGTGGAAAAATATATTATTTTTGCTAAATTAGAATTTACTTTAAAATAAGTTATAAATAAATCAGAAAACCCAAAACCAGCAATATATAAAAATACTTTACCTATTTCATCATCTACTATAATATTATCCATTTTATAATAATATTATAATTTATTTTGTAGGTTGGCAATTACCATAACATTTACCTTTATAATAATAAAAATCACGATTTCTAACTGTTATATCACCATAATTAAGTTTAGAAGTAGGTCCTTGTGCGTTACCAGAAACACACTTTGAACCTCCAAGTAATACACAACAGTCAGTAGATCCGCATATATTTTTATCTAATTTAGAGCATTCTTCTTCTAATTTATCTGGAAAATCTTTATAATGAGTGCATATACCATTACGTATAGTAGCCTCATTTATATATTCAGTAACTGAGCTTTTACCAGTTGTTTTACTTAAAAAAACGCTATCTTCATATGATGGTATGTACATAGATGGTCCATATTTATACGTGCCAGGTTCATAATAGTTAATATTATTTGCTAAATTTATTTGTTTTTCTAATAAACTTCCTTCAGTTGATAATGCGACCATATTACCATCAGCATCTTTAACCCATGCTTTACCTGAATTATTATCAGAATTTTCTAATATTTTAGTTTCATCAATATAATCAACATCTAAATTATCTGGGTCATAGTCAGTTATTTTCTTTTTATTATCGTCATTATTATTATCATTATTATCTTCCATATTTTCAATTACATTAATATAATTAGCACATATGATAATTAATATTAGTAATATGATTAACAAATAATACATTTTACTTTATATAATTGAATTATAAATTAATTATAAATAATAGATTTAACAGAAAATTGAATTATTACTAGAAAGAAAATAAATACTAATTATATTAGATAGTATTAGACAATGATCATTCCAATAAAGTGTTTTACTTGTGGTAACGTATTAGCAGATAAATATCGTTATTATCAAAGTGAAGTTAGACGTGCTAAAACAGCTCAAGGATTATCAGTAGAAAAAGTTGTATATTTAACAAAAACAAATGTTCAAAAAACTCCAGAAGGAGAGGTATTGGATACTTTAGGATTAACAAATGTATGTTGTCGTCGTCATATGCTTACACACGTAGATATTGAGTAAAAATTAAACATAAAACATAATAATAATCTTTTTTATTATTATTATATATAAATTAATATGGCTATAAAAAGGAAATCATTAAAAAGCAAGAGAAAATTAACAAAGAGAAGGTATAAGAAGGGTGGTACTAAAAAAAGAATTATGAAAAGAAGAAGAAAAACAGGAGGTTCATTAATATCAATAGAACCAACAGATATAGTAAGTTCGTTTGGTACAAATATAGGTGCGAAGACACCAGTTATTATATCTGGAGATATACCAAATATTTCATCAAATGTGGTTGATCAACCTATAAATAATAAATATAATGTAGTATAAAATATTAGTTTAATATATAATGGAGATTATAGGATTAAAAAACTTATGTGACCCTGCATATGTGTATTTAGTAATATCTGTTATAGGATTAATAATATCATCAATACAAAATTTTGGTAATGTAAATACATATTGTTTAGGTTCATATTCATGTGATGTTACAAACACTAGTATTATTTTTGTAATAAAAGTTTTGTATATATTATTTTGGACTTGGTTATTAAATATAATTTGTAAAGGAGGAGCTCCTACGTTTGCTTGGTTATTAGTATTATTTCCATTTGTTTTATTATTTGTAGTTTTAGGATTAATGATGATAACAGGTAAGCCAGTAATAATTTAATAATATAATATAAACAAATAATTAATATTATATTAATGGATAAACAAATAGTAAATATAATAAATAAAAAGAAAATACCAATGGAAGTGTTATGGAAACATATAATTCCTTATACATATAATTGTCAATCAAAAGAGTTATTGTATGATATAAAAAGTTATTATTCAGATTTAAATTTATTCAAAAATATATATTATACTGAATATAACAAAAATTTCAATACATTTCTTCTTTATGTAGAATTATTAGATTATTATGAACAGGATATGACTAATAACGTATTAAGTATGAAATTTAAAGGATTATTAAAAAGACATATAATATTAAAAGAGATTATAGATGATGAATATAAAGTAATTTTATATTTACGTAAATCGTATAACAGAGAACGATATATAAAAATGATAGTAGGATTAATGACTCCTAAAGAGAGGACAGATTTTTTTAATAAATATGTGCTAGTAGATGATGTGTAGAAAATTGAATATAATTATAAAATATATAAAAATAATAGTTATATAATTTATAATAATGAATCCTATAATTTCCAATATATCTGAAGATGGGGATGTATATAAATTTACATTATCAGGTATTAATGTGAGTTTAGTAAATGCTATTCGTAGAACAGTATTATCAGATATTCCAACAATGGCATTTGATACTGAGTTGATACCCGATCAACAAAATTGTGAAATATTAATAAACACAGGAAGATTACATAATGAAATATTAAAACATAGATTAAGCTGTATTCCAATTCATATGAAAGATTTAAGTGTGTTACCTAAAAATTATATAATGGAGCTTGATATGATAAACAATACTGATAATATGATATATGTAACAACAGAAGATTTTAAGATTAAAAATAAAGAAACTAATAATTATTTAACAAAGGAAGCAACACGTGAAATTTTCCCAGCTTCAGTAAAAACAAATATGTTTATTGATTTTGCAAGATTACGTCCTAGAATGGGACCAACCATACCAGGAGAACAAATTAAATTAACAGCAGAATTTTCAGTAAAAACAGCAAAAGAAAATAGTATGTATAATGTAGTATCTAAATGCTCTTATGGTAATACAGTTGATCTAGTAAAAGCTAAAACTATTTGGGAGGATAAAGAACAACAACTTCGTTCTGAGGAATCAACAAATGATGAAATTAATTTTCAAAAAAAGAATTTCTATCTATTAGATTCACAACGTTCTTATGTAAATGATAGCTTTGATTTTGTAATTCAAACTGTAGGTGTTTATGAAAATCAAGAAATTATAAAAAAGGCTTGTGTTATTTTACAAAATAAATTTGTAGAACTTATGCAAAATATAGATTCAGATGCTATACCAATTTTAAAAAGTGAAACAACTATGGATAATTGCTATGATATTATTTTAGAAAATGAAGATTATACAATGGGTAAAAGTTTGGAATTTATATTGTATAATAATTATTATAATAATGAAAAAATATTATCATTTTGTGGTTTTAAAAAGTTTCATCCTCATAATGATGATAGCACATTAAGAATAGCTTTTAATAACCCAGCTGATAAGCATATGGTTTCACAGTATTTAAAAAATGCCGCTTCTTCAGCTAGGGATATATTTAAAATGGTATATGGGTTATTTTAATATTATAATTCACAATATGTTATACATTTATTGTTTTTATTTAAGCAATATTTTTTATTAACAAATAAATAAATCAATTTAAAAAAATAAATGTTTATATTAATAAATAATATGTCTAGTGATTTGGCAGAAATTCTTCAAAATATTGAATATCGCGATACGACACCTTTTTTAGCGCCCATATATTATGGTAAGGTTATTAAGGTATATGATGGAGATACTATAACAATTGCATCATTGTTACCAAATACAACAGAGCCAATTTATCGTTTTTCAGTTAGATTAAATGGTATTGATACACCAGAAATACGCGGAAAAACAATAGCTGAAAAAGAATTAGCAATTTATGTTAGAGACGCATTATATGAAAAGATTTATGGAAAAATGGTAGAATTGCGTAATGTAGCAAATGAAAAGTATGGTCGTGTTTTAGCAGAAATATATTTGGATGGTGAAAATATAAATCAATGGTTAGTAGAACAAAATTTTGCGGTAGCTTATGATGGTGGTAAGAAACACAGACCAGCTAGTTGGGGATAATTATAATTATAAATATAATTTAAATAATATAAAATAAAAATATTATAATAATGATATGCTTGATATAATAGTTCCTATTATTATGTTTGCATGGATTACAGTATTTGGAACAATATATAATACTCAATAAATTATATGTTATAGTTTAATAGAAAATTGAAAAAAAATAATATTATAAATACAATACAATTATTTATAATAATGGAACGACGACTTAATCAAAAATTTGAAACTTATATTACCGTATTCAAAAATAATATACGTGATAAAATAAATTCTTTAGATTTTCAAGAAAAAGAAAAAATAAATACTATTATGGAATATGTATATGATTATCAGCGATTAGTCTTTGAAAAAGAAGATATCCGAAAACGAAGACGTGTAAAGAATACAGTACCAGTTGATAATAGATGTAATGCTAAACGGGCTAATCAAGAACAATGTACTAGACGCAGAAAAGATGGTAGTGAATTCTGTGGAACTCATGTAAAAGGAACACCTCATGGTTTAATTACTACTGAAGAAACAAATACAAATATTTATCATAAATTAGAAGTAAAAGCACAGGATATTGGAGGTATTGTATATTATATAGATGGTAAATGTAATGTATTTAATACCGAAGATATATTGAATAACAAAGAAAATCCAGAAATTATAGCAAAATACACTTTACGAAATAATACATATAGTATTCCTGAGTTTGGAATTTAAGAATTTATTAGGGTTTTATAAATTTACGAGTTATATTTTCTTTTGTTACTTCAATACGATTTTCCATAATAAAATCATTTAAATACGTTGCTTTTGATATATCATCATTATAGTATTTAGTTAAAATATCTAATAATATTTTTTTAGATATGGGTTTTTTAATATTTTTTTTAGTATAACATAATTGACCGTCTTTTAAGTCTAGACAATCTATATCTTGTGATTTCATATTATCCATTAATTGAATATTTACTTTTTTCTTTTCTTGTTTTCGTAATGCTATTTCTGATTGTAATTGTTTAATTTCATTATCTAATTTAATCCAACTTTTGACATTATTAGTTAATAATTCTTTACTCATTTATAGTGTATACTTATATATTTTTTATATTTTTTAATACGAAAGATTATATAATATAATATATAAATATTTATATAATATGAACTATACAAAAAAATCTCTTAGAATAAATCCAGATGAACATAATGAAATGGATAAAAAACCAGAATTTACTATGTCTAGAGGTAAAATATTACCAAAAACAAATAAAGTATATCACAACACATTATCAAATGCAAGACCAATGCCTGGAAAATTAACTTGGGGTGCGCCAATATGGATATTTTTTCATACTTTAGCAGCAAAAGTAAAAGATTCAGATTTTGACAAATTAAAAGATGGTATGTTTCGATTAATACGAACCGTTTGTGATAATTTACCTTGTTATATGTGTCAGCAACACGCAAGTGAGTATATGAAAAGAGTAAATTTTATAGCTATCCAAAATAAAATTCATTTACAAAAAATGTTATTTATATTTCATAATAATGTAAATGAACGTCTCAATTATCCACAATATTCTTATGATAATATCAATGAATATGAAGATAAGATTTTTATAGAAGTAGCAAATGAGTTTATGTTACATTTTCAGAAAAGAAATGTAAATAGTCATTTGATTTCACAAGAAATTTATAGAATGGCTCAAGTAAAAAGTGTAAAAAAATGGATTAGTGAGAATTTAAATAGTTTTCAATAAAGTAATAATATTATAATTTTATTGAAAATTTATCCACCAATATTTTTGGATATTAATTTACCATTCTTATACACATTACATTTAAAAGTATTTTTAGTAGGTTTGCTGCATACTTCATTATCAGAAGATTGATTAAAATACATTAATGATGGATTTTTGCCAAGTGATATTATATATGACCATAAGAAACCAACAATAGAGCCTACACCGAGAGAAAGTAATAATTGTGTAGGAGTATAACAACTATTTGTTTTATTCCAGTTAAAATCAAAGAAAATAAGAAGAGGGAAAAATACTAAAGTAGAAATATTAGCTTTCCAAATATTGTGTTTCATTATAGAAAATAGTAAATAAGCAAAAGTAAAAGCAATAGTAGATTGACCAAGTGGGAGTTTGGAAAAATTAGAGGTTTGACCAATAGTTAGCATATTACATATTTCTGGTACGTTTTCAGGACGGGATAAATTAAAAATATTACCTATAATCATAGTAGTAAATGAACTAAATAACAAACCGACTAAATATATAAAACCTTTAAAATCTTGATTAAATATAGAAGCTAGTGTAAAAAATGATGCTAATACAAATGGTGCTAAACGAAGAAATAGATATCCAAAACCTAGTAAATTTAAATCCATTTTATAGTTATAATTATTATATTATAACTATATATTTGTTTATTGTATGGTTATATAAAAACATAATTAAATACTTC